GATTCGCTCGACGTGACGAGTTTCCCTCGTGCGGCGCATATCAACGACGTGGTTGAAAGTATCAAGACGCTGATCAAAGAAGATCATCAGTTCAAGACCGTGGTGGTTGACTCGGTTGACTGGCTGATTGAGCCGCTCATTGTGAGCAATGTTGAGGCCTCGCACGACGCCAAAGACCTCGCCTACGGCAAGGGTCAAATGCTAGTGGCGGAGGAGTTTCGCGAGATCCTGCAAGGGTTGGACGTGCTGCGCCTGAAACGCGGTATGAACGTGGTGTTGATTGCGCACGCGGCGGTGGTGAAGTTTGAAGACCCCCGCACCGAGCCGTATGATCGCTACCAGCCCAAGCTACCCAACCGATGCAACGCGCTGCTTCAGGAGTGGGCGGATGTGATTGCGTTCGCGGCGTTCAAAGTCATCATCCGCAAATCAGACACCGGGTTCAACAATCAAAAGACCCGAGGCGTAACCACCGGCGAGCGACTGCTGCACTTTATTGAGAACCCCGCCTACGCCGCAAAGAATCGTTATAACTGTCCCGATGAAATCGAGATGACCATAGCGAACGTAGAAAAACTCATCCCCATAGCCAAATAACTTTCAAAGGAGAAATAATCATGGCTAAATTTGGATTCAACGCTGCTGATGTTGACGTTACGGCCCCCGCCGAGTACGACCCCATCCCCGAGGGCGAGTATGTTTTGAAGGCTCTCGAGGCCGAGGAGAAAGAAACCAGCCGGGGCGACGGTTCTTACATCAAGGCGAAATTTGAAGTCGTCAAGGGCGAGCACGCTGGTCGGTTATTGTGGCAAAACTTCAACATCAACAACCCTAGCGAAAAGGCGCAGCGTATCGGCCGTCAGCAGCTTGTGGCTTGGGCCACCGCATGCGGCAGGCCCGAAGCCGACGACACCGACAAGCTGCTCGAGAAACCTTTCCGCGCAGCGGTCGCGATTGAGCCGGCCAGCAACGGCTACAAGGCGAGCAACAAGATCAAAGCGTTCTTGTTCGAGCAGGCCGGCTCGGCGGCTCCCGCAGCCCCCGTGGCAAAATCTCCTCCGCCGGCCCGTGCCGTTCAAAAGCCTGCTGCCGCTAGCAGTTCTTCAAACCCCTGGGATTGACAACCATGGTAGCCATTCCGCCCAAACCTGAGCAGCAGATCATTGACCGGGTGTACGCTGCGATTCAGAAAGAGAAAGCAGACCCCGATCTGTATCTCGGGCGGCTTGGCTCGTCTTCGATAGGCGAGGAGTGCGTGCGTCAAGTGTGGCTGAACTGGCGAGGTTTCGCCCGCGAGGCTTTTGACGGACGCATGCTGCGCCTGTTTGAGACCGGGCACCAGCAGGAGGCGCGTATAGTCGCTGACCTGCGCCGTGCGGGGTTCGCCGTCTGGGATAAACAACCGGACGGTCGTCAGTACGAGTTCACGGACCCCACCGGCCACTTTATCACCAAGGTTGATGGGGTGATAAAGGACGTGCCCGAGAGCGACAAGCCGCACCTGCTCGAAATCAAAACGCACAACAAAAATAGCTTCAGCTCGCTGTTGAAAAAGGGTGTTCAGGGCGCTAAGCCTTCGCACTACGCTCAGATGCAGATCAGTATGGCGTTGGGCGGGTTTACTCGAGGGTTGTACGTCGCGGTGTGCAAAGACGATGAGACGTTGTACGTTGAGCGCATCCGCGAAGAGCCCGCCGAGCAAGCCAAACTTCAACAGAAAATCATCAAACTCACCGAGGCCCGGCTACGTCCGGCGGGCATCAGCGATGACGGGAGCAGTTTCGGCTGTAAGTTCTGTAGCATGAAAGCGGTGTGCGTCAAAGAGACCCCGCCCCTTCAACACTGCCGCACATGCCGCATGTGTGCGCCGGGGCCGGAAGGAAAGTGGGTTTGCGAACTGAACAATCACACTTTGACGCTTGACGAGCAGCGCAAAGGGTGCGAACACTACGAGGCGCTATGATCACTATCGGTATTGACCCCGGCCTGAGCGGTGCAGTGGGGGTGCTCAGCAACGGTCTCTATCAGGCCGTAGAGGACATGCCCACCGTCGCTAAGGGTTCGGGTAGCGTCAAGAGCGAGGCGGACGCTGCGGGGCTTTTCGGCATGCTCAGGTGGTACTCCAAGCCGGACATCCCGGTGGCCGTGGCTCTCGAGCGTGTTAACGCGATGCCTGGGCAGGGGGTGAGTTCAGTTTTTAGCCTTGGGGACTCATTCGGAGTGGCTCGGGCCGTGGTGGCGGCTAGTCGGTTTGAGTTGACTTACGTTACCCCGGCGACTTGGAAAAGGCACTTCGGCCTGAGCTCTGACAAGGAGCAGTGCCGAGCGCTGGCGATTAGGCTTTTTCCGGACGCGCCGCTACATTTGAAAAAGTACGCCGACCGGGCCGAAGCACTCCTCATGGCGCGGTGGCTTTACGAAAAGCAGTACAAGTAGAAAAAAGACCCTCAGCCTTTAGGGCCGAGGGTCTAAGCTGCTCATCGTCGTAAAAGCAGCACCAGAGGAGACACAGCAAAACAACGGTAACCTCAAGGTCCGAAGTAACCTTGATAGATTGACGGGGCGGGTAGTTGCCTACCGGCGGCTAGAGCGCCGTAACCTTGAGCCTGACTGACGGCGCGTTCTTTAGCTTTATCATACAGGTAGAGTGTCAGTGGGGAGGCTGCAGCTATCGCGGGACCTCCGACGCGGGTCTGCGGAAAAGGCAGGGCGGAAGCCAACGACCCCGCCGCACCTGCACCAGCTATTAACGCACCAGGAATATCACCTTCTTGAGCCCGGCCGTAGGCTTCCTGACCCAGCTCGGCAGCGCCCAAACCGCCTAGTAGCCCAAAAGCTCCGGGCATAACTCGTGCGCCAACATTCATAGCCCTAGAAGCACGTGCTGAGAGCGGCGCTCTGGGCTGGGGTTGAGGCGGGGGTGCGGAAGTGCCCTGAGTGGGCGGTATGTCGGCGTAAACTTGCCCGCTGGGTAGCATGACCCCTGATGGCGTTGACGTCATGCCGGGCATCCGTGAAACAACCGAGCGCGAATCACCTGAGACTACGCCTCGCCTTCTTAACTCTTCAATAACCCGAGCTTGTTCATCAGCTGCGGCGGCCTGCCGAGCGGTGGCTTCGTTGTAAGTGGTCTGGCGAGCCCGACCAGTTGCACCCTGGTCAGTGGTGCCTTGCAGCTGCCGAGTGTGCATGGGGTCGGTAGGGATCGGCGGCGGTGGTTGCCCAGCGGGGGCTGCGGAAGATGCGGCGGCCCTAGGTTGAGCGGGCGGGGTTCTTGCGGATTGCGCTTCGTACTCACGACGCAACCCCTCACCCAGGACGCTGAGCTTGCGCCCGGCTAATGCGCCGCCCACGTCAATGCCGGCACGAACGGCCTCCGGGTATTCTTCAGCCGCCTGCGCGGCTACGCCTTTTGCATCTTCAAACAGTTTTCCGGCCTTCTCTTTGAGTGAAGGTTCTTTGGTTTCGTCGCTCCCCTGCCCGACCCCCTCAGCGCTTTTAGCCGGGGGCTTACCCCACGTGCCGCCTTCAAACTTCGTGATAGCGTCGGCGATGCGTTCAGCTGAGTCTTTAGGGAACGGGGTGCTTGTGCTTTCTAACCCCAACGACTGGGCTAGCAGTATGCGGTAGTTGTCACGGGCCTCGTCAGGGTTCTCTTCACCTCGGGGGGCGTAAACCTCAAGAAACTTGTCCGGCGTGTTCAGTCCGCGTTTCAGCTTGATGTTTATATCATTCAGCAGCGCCCGTCGACCGTACTCGGCGTTTTCAAAAATAGCGAACCCTTTTTCATCAACCCCAATCTGCCCGTCGTACTTTACGCCTTTGGGCGGTCTGAGGTTACCGGGATTGTTGTTGTACTCGGCCAACGTGCTCATGGGGGTGGCTCCTTACTTCTTGGCTTTATACGAACCGTCAGGTTGAAGAACCCACGTGCTGCCGTCGGGCATTTTCCTTTCGGCGGGTCTCTGCGCCGGGGCTTGGCTCGCCGCGCTGCCGCCCGGCTTGCGAGCAGCCTGCGCAATCAGGTCATCACGGATGACTTTAGCTTTGTCATCAAGCTCTTTGAGCGCGTTCTTGTAAGCGTCAGATTCTTTGAATTCGTACACTGACTCGCCACGTTTACGAGCGTTGATCCACTCCGACCGAACGGTCTTGTCGAACTCGGCTCGGGCGATGATGAGTCGGGCTTTTGCTGCGGCGGCCTCCGGGGTGTCGCTAACTGAAGGCCCGAGCAGGCGCGTGACTTCGCCCTCCATGTTTGAAACTGAGCCTTGTCCTTCCAAGTATGCCCTGCGGTAATTCAACTCAAGCATTGCCTGCTCACGGGCGGCGAGCCTTCGGGCGGCGATCTGCTCCGGGGTGCCTTTGAGTTTTGCTACGGCTTCATCAATACCGCCGAACCCTATTGAGCCGCCAGGGGTTGTGAGCCCGGTTTGAACCGCGCCAGCAATAGCATTCAAAATACCCTGATCAGCGATGACGCCGAACCCGCCTTTAGTCCTTGGATTAGTTGATAAGTCAAGCAATGTCTCAGCTGAAGCTCGCAGTTGATTTGACAGACTACCTGCCTTCATGATAGTTTCTTCTTCGGCAGAAGCGCTTTTAGCGCGGCCTTTGAGCAGCTCTCCGCGTGCTTCGATATCTTCCCTGCTCGGAACACCTTTCAAAAGTTCGCGCAGCCGGGCGTCTCGCGCTGAACCGGCAGGTATACCTCCGATTTCTTTGCGAATGCTTTCAGCTTGAGAAGGCGTCATAGGGAACGAACCTTCAATACCTGGGAACGTGAACTGTTCTTCTTTCTCGGGCGCTCTAAACAGAACGCGATTGTTGCGCGTGTCAACTAGGTTTCCACCTACGACTGTGATATTTTTACGCTGGTCTTCACGTATGCTCAGGATAGCCTTACCCAGCGCCTGAACACGCGGGTTGTTGCTGATAGCCATCGCGCTCAGCTGATCAGGTGTAAAACGATCAATCGTCGCGCCTTCCGTCGCGGCGGGGGTTGTCTGAGCTGGCGCTACGGCTGCTTCAGCAGGACGAGGCGCTAACGGTGCGCCTACTTGGGGCATTGGTGCGGCCTCGGCAGTTGCGGGAGCTTGAGCGGGCTCTGAAGCAGCCGGCGGGGCGGCGGGCGCTTGACCGGCAGCCGGAGCGGCCCCTGGGGGCTTGAGCAACCCGCGCATCATCTCCTCATCGCGGGCGGACTGCTGAGCGCCGAGCTTTGCGGCGGCCAGGTCGCGGCGCATAGCGATATTTTCAAGACGGCGCTTTTCCTCGGCCTCCTGAACGGGGCCGACTGCCGCCGCTACGTTACCGATCGATTCGCCAAACTTTCCGGTCTTTGTAGGGGCTAAAAACCCCTGCGCCATCGCGAGCAGCACCGGGTCAAAAAGCCGTTGCCGGTTCGTTAGGGCAGCCTCAAGCTCCTCTTGAATTTTGAGGTACTCTTGAAGGCTTTTCTGCTCAGCCGGGGTTTCGGCGTAAAGCGATGGGGTCAATGCGCCTTTTGATGTAGTCATGGTTTATGTCCAAGTTCCGCCGTCATATATGCCAGCACTACCGCCCGAACTACTATCACCTGATGGAAACTGCTTTTTAATCCAATCAACCAATGCTCCCCCGGCCCCGCCAACTGCGCCTGTTTTCGGATCCGTCGGAAATGCGGCACCCACGAGTGAGCCAAGACCGGCGATCTGAGACAAAGGCGAAGGACCCATGACCGTTGGAATAGTTTCAGCGGTTTCGGTCGTGCTAGTCGGATAAGTGTACCCGCGCATGATCTCCGCTACGTTCAAAGCACGTTTGAGCGGGGCTTCAATCTTGCTCTGATCATAGGCGAGTTTTGCAGCCCCAAGCTCACCTAACGACTTCAGACCCTGTGTGGCGGCGGTTTGCTCCTGAGCGCCTAAGTTTGATAGAGCTGAGGCAGCTCCGGTTTGCTGCCCTTGCTCTTTGAGCGCGGCTTCAATCGCGTTTTTGTACATAGCCTGCTGAGCGGAGAGCTTTTCACCTTCAAGTCTTGAGGCAAAATCCGCTAGCGCCTGACCGCTGATCGCGCCAGTGCGGGCGCTGCCCAACGCACCGCCCATACCCGACACGCCCAACGCTTTGAGCGCGGGCAGGATATTGCGTTGTAGGTTCAGCTGACCTTGCTCTTCGATTTTACTGATGACGTCTTCTTTGAACGGGTCGTAGAATTTGCTAATATCCGTTGCGTCCACCTCCATAGCGGATTTACCTGCCGTGAGGGCTTGATCGAGCGGATCTTGATATCGGGTCAGACTGGCCAGACCAGGCAACTTGGTTGTATCAACACCCGTCCCGCTGATCAAATTTTCATAGTAGCTGGGCATACTAGCAATAAGATCTTCCCCGGTCTTAGGGACGAACGTTGCCGGAGTTGTTACATTGCCCGCAGCATCGGTCACCGCAGGGGTGGTCGTGCCCAATGCGCTTGTGCCGGCCTGCGCCAGGTTTGTAAGGTAGTTGGTCAGGTAACCGGGAGCCTCAGCCTTTGAGGTCTTTGTTAGCTCGACGGGATCGGGGGCGGAACCTTCAAACAGTGACATGATTATTTACCTTTCTTCAGGTAGTCGAGCGGGCTCTTGTGCGCCGGCGGAGGAAGGTCTTTCGAGCCTTTCGAGCGAGCCCGGTCGCGGATACTATGCATCATCTCGTAGAGCTTTTCGGTGCCAGCTTTGGTTGACCCGTTACCCAGGGCGCTGACAACATCCGCCGGAAAAACAAACTCACCGTCCGCGAGCCACGCCGGAATATCATCCGACTGCCCATCACCGGGGCCAGCCACATGCTTACCGTCTCGGAAGTCTTCACGCGTGTGCCCACCTTTGGCGTACATCATTTGCAGGTTGAGCGGAGAAACTTTTCCGCCCGATCTGAATACGGGTTCGTATTCTGATTCATCATTATACCCTGAGGAATCTTCTGAGGGCAAGCCCAACGCTTCATCAATAGAAGGTTCTTGGCCGTAGGCGTAATATGGCATCGCTCCGCGCTCCGTTAAAACGTTTGCTAGTTCGGGTTGTATTTGTTTAAGTAGCTCTTGACGCTCAGCATCCTGTTGAAGAGCCTGAAACTCAGCCAGCGGGTCAAGGTAGCCTCCGCGTTCTTTTGATTTCAAAAACTGCGGCCCTAGCCAGTCAACCGCACCGCCCGCGAGCGACATTCCGCCGAGCAGCGCCGCAGGCGCTCCGCCGCCGGAGCTAGGAGCTTTTGACTGAGTGGCCTGTTTAACGGGCTCAACAGGCTTGACCGGGTCAACCGTAATGATCGCCACTTCTTCAGGCGTGAGTTTATCAACCGTCGTTATTTCGGTATCAATGATGTCGCCGGTTCCCGTGTCTGTAACCGTAATCTTCACTTCCCCGGTGCTTGAGTTGACCGTGGTTTGCGTTGTGGTGTTGGTGGTCGTGTCGACCGCCGTAGTTACGGACGTGTTATTATTCGTGTCGACCTGCGTTGTAATTGTTCCGTTAGTGGTTTCAGTGACCTTAGTGTTTGTTCCGGCGGACGCGTCTGTTGTAATAGTGGTTGATGAGCCGGTGGTAGCATTAGTCGTTACGCTGGTTGTGATGTTGGTGTTTGTGTTAGTCGTGACCTGAGTCGTAATACCCGTAGCAGCGTTAGTCGTAGTGCTTGTGTTTGTGTTAGTTGTTGGGTCAGTTGAAACAATGGTTGACGTTCCCGTGCTTGCGTCTGTAGTCGTTTGAGACGTTACCCCTGTGGTTGCGTCAGTTTTAACATCACTCGTAACTTTGCCTGTTGTGTCTACGGCTGCTGTTACCCCGCCTTTTGTGTCGGTTGCCGCTGTTACGCCGCCTGTTGTGTCCGTGGCTGCAGAAGTATCCGTTCCCGCCTTTGTATCTACGGCGGTTGCCGCAGAACCTGATGCGCTTAAATCACCCGTCAGGCCGGATGTGATCTGAGCACTCGTCCCCCCGGTCACAGTGGCTTTGAGGTCGCCGAGCGTTAATGCTGATCCGTCAGCTTTTGTGCCCACGACCGTCGAAGCTGCAACACTGGGGCCGTTGCCCGTAATGGCGGAGCCGAGCGCGTTGCCTAACGTGATATCACCGCCGGTGTCTGTTTTACCAACTACGGTTGATAGGTTGTTGACGCTTAGACCCTGAGCGGTTAGCGTATCAGCAGCCTGCCCAATCGCAGCGTTTGAAACCAACGTATTGGCGGTTGTGACCGCCGCCGCATCACCCATCAAGTTTGAAAGGTCAGAAGCCAGCGTCTGTCCAGCCACCGTGAGGTTATCAGAGCCAACCAACGCGTTCACCATTGAGGCAGCGGCGGTATCGCCGTAGAGCGTTTGAAGATTGCCCACGGCGTTGCTAACAGCGTTTTGATCAATCGCGGTCTGAATGTCCTCCGCAGCGCCAACCCCTGACGTGGCTAGCGAGGTGCTTTTTCCAATCGCGCCACCTATGATCGCTTGGGTTAAGGCTTTATTCGCATCAACCGTGCCCGTCAGAGCGAGGTCAACCGCAGCTGAAGCGAGACCCTCCTGAGCGCCTTCGGTTACGGTTTCGCCGCCGATTCGACCCGCAGCTTTTGCGACTATGTTGTCGAGCTTTCCAACTGCTAGCTCGCCTAGTTTTCCAATCGTCAACTGTATAGCCGCCTCAGTCGCGCCGGCAGCCGCCCCAGCCTTGCGGGCGTCGGTGAGCGCGTCCTGATGCGTCTTACCGCTCTTGACCGCTGAGTCATAGGCGTCGAGCGCCGCCCCACCGGCGGTGTCAGCGGTGTCAATCAGTCCGCTAGCTATGAGCGCGGCTTTTGCACCCGCGCCGCCTAAAAACAGCGCGGGCAGCTCTTGCCTAAGCTCAATGACGGTCTGCCGGGCGAGACCGCTCGTGCCATCAAGAACCCGTCCCGCCAACACCGCGAGTTTTTCCTGCGGGCCTTTAGCCGCATCGAGCAGCTGCATCGTTTGATTGAAGTTAGCGGTATCCTGCGGGCCGGTGCCGATTGACTGCCCCATCTTCTGAAGCTCGCTGCCGCCCTTGACGAACGCATCCGCCAGGGGTTTATTACCCGCCAACAGCGCCGTTCCTCCGCCCACATTGCTTAGCAGCTCACCTGCTGCGTCGTATGCGGTGCTGACGCTCTGCGTAATCGGACTGTTGGGGTTGTTTTTCAGATACTCATTAGCGGCGGCACTGCTGGCGGCCATTTGAGTTGACAGGAAGTTAGAAACATTCGACCACAGCCCCGAGGACTCGATTGGCTTTTTGGTTTGAGCGGCGAGCTGTTGACGAGTGTTCTCAAGTGCGGCTTCTTGCTCGGCGGTCTTGCCTGCGGCCTCGCCGCGCCCGCTACCCGCAACGGGCACAAGGCCCAGCTTGGGGTCTTCCTGAAACGTGGCGGTGCTGTAGCTCTTTCCGTTCCAAGTGAACACCGCGCCCGCCCCCAACTTTTCACGGGCAGTGGCGTACGCGTCGCTGAAGTTTGCTTTACCGGCGATTTCTGCGCGGATATCGGGCAGCAGCTCAGCGCGTTGCTGCGCTTGCTCACCTGCGGTTAGCTTTTGACCTTCAAGAACGGTTCGGCCTCGCGTGACTTGATTGTTGATATCGGCGTCGGTGTAACCCGCCGAGGTCATGGCGCTGCGCAGAGCTTCCTCTGAGCCGGTGCCTTTTACAAAGTTCTGATAAGCCGACTGGACGCTCAACTTGTTCTCAAGTTTTATGGCGTTCTGCGCGTCAACTCCGTTCAAAATTTCATTGGCACGGTCGGTGCTCATCCCAGCGGCAACCATCTGCTGAATCGCCGTGTTGCGATCAAGCTGCGGTGTGCCGAACTCAGGGTCAATCTTTGAGTACCGAGACATGACGTCCGTCGCGACTCGGCGCTGCTCAACCTGAGAATCGGCGTTTGAAATAAGCTCGTTTGCCTTGGCTGCGCTGATGCCTAGTGCGGTGAGCTGGTTGACCGCACCTTCACGAAAAAGATCACTGTTTAGGGATGTGTAATCGCGCAGGAGCTGGTTGGCTGAGTTGGTTCGCTGTTCAAGACTAATGAGTTCATCTTCGCTGGGGTTAGGCGAGAGCGCAGAAAGCCCTAGCGGCGAAGCATTGGCCTCAAGAAACGCAGCGCGATCTTGTGGCGACTGAGCCGTTGCGTTCGTTCCTGCTAAACCACTTTGAATACCGGCTTGTGCAAGTGATGTAAGCGCGGCTAGTTCATTGCCCTGTAAGGCTTGTAGACCTGCGGAAACGAGCTTTGAAGCGGTGGCTTTATCAACGCCTGTTTCAGCAACCAAAGCATCTGTAGCGAAGCTTGTGCCCACACTTGTTGCTAACGCTGCGGGATCAAGTTTTCCTGTCGTAATGAGTTGCGTGATGGCGCCTTTACCAGCGCTTGCTAGTTCCGCTGGGAGCATTGAGCTAACTTGAGCGCCTGCGAACCCGGCTCCTGCGCTTAACACCGCCCCTTTTAAGGCATCAATTGGATCTGCGCCTGCAGCAACCTGAAGGCCAAAGTTCAACACACCTGAGCCTAAAGCACCCGCAGCGGCACCTGTGGCTCCTAAAGCACTTCCTATAGCTGATCCAACCCCAGGCAATGCTAAGCCAAGAATCAAACCAGTTACAGGATTGGTCAAAAAACTTTTCCATAACCCAGGACCTTCGACGCCAATTTCTTGCGTTATTTTCCCTGTTACTGGGTCAAGCATATCGTAACGGGTTTGCTTTGAGCCTAAGCCTGATTGATTGTCTGATATGCGAACCAAAGTGCTACCATCACCTGCGACAGTATAATCTTTGCCACCAATATTTACGGTGTTGTATCGAGTTTCATTACCCCCTTCGAGATTTTCTGTATATCTAGCATCTTCAATAGCTCTTTGCGCTGGCGTTAATGCTGCGCGGCGGTCTTGCTCTGCTTGCCAAGCTGATCGTTGTTGCTCGGCAGATTCAAAAGTGCCGGCATCTTCACCGCCACCCTGATAAACGGTTCGATCTGTGAAAGTTGGAATCTCTACATTGTTATAAACCTGATCAGCAGACAGTAATTTAGGCTTCCCCGTAACAGGATCAAACACATACTGACCCGCATTAGGGTCTGCTATGTAACGCGACGAAGCGGGGTCATCTGGGTTATAACGATCTTCTGTAAACGTAGTGCCAGTTATAGCGTTGCCACTCGTATCAAAACTGCTTATTGGCAGTGCGCCTGTGCCAGATGTTTCTGCGGTAGCAGTTGGCAATGCACCGGTTGCAGACGTTACTGTTACAGGCGTAACGGTTGAAGTAACCACGGGTTCGGGTGTAGCCGGTTGCGTTGGATACATACCCCGAACATCGTCAACCGTGTATCCTGCGTTAATGAAATTGGCAACCAAAAACTTAGGAATGCCTAATTCCGCTGCTAGTGATGCGATCTGGGCGCTGTTGTCAGGTGGCGTATAGACTGGTTCGGGCGTATAGACAGGCTCAGGGGTATAAATAGGCTCGGGTGTGTAGACAGGTTGCGAAGCAACTGAAGCCAGGCCGCCAGGTTTAACCCCCGTTACAGCTTCGGTTTCTATCGGCTCATAAGACCCTTGATAACCCTGGCTCTTCATCCAATCAATGTCAGCCTGAGAGGCGTAATTACGAAGCGTCCCTTCATCAACTTGGTTTGCGTTAAACCAATTGATTTTTTGCGAGGGATTGTAGTTTTCCCAACCGCTTGGCAATGCCGGTAAAGCCATGTCAGTTCACCCTTGGATTGACTGCGCCGACCACTGCCATAGCCCACTCTTGCCAGTCGTCAAACTGATAAGGTTCGGGGATGGCTTCGTTTGCAAACACATCGATCGCTTTGAGCCCGGCAGCCCATGATTTCCAATCAAGATCAAACATCGGAACCTGTAATTGATTGGAAGCGTAAAGTTCACACATGAGCGCTGCCCAAGACTCAAAAGTATGATATCTAGGGTCGTAGACCAACGCGATAGTCATGTTGAGTATCCTCGAACATCGCCTGTGTCCGCGCCGACCATGATTTTACCCGTTATGTAATCACCCCCTGAAACATTAGAAACGAATTTCAAACGCAATATACGGCGTTGCTCTTTCATGTCTATTTTTCCTGTCGTCGGTGAGAACGTATAAGGACCGGTGATCTGATCGACTTCATCGGCGTACGGACGACCTACAACATAAAGGTCTATGTTGCCAGTTTGAACAAAATTAGGCTCAACGCGCTCAATACGCGTCCATTTGTTTTCACCCACTGGGGAGAATGTCGCCGGCCCCCCGGCAACAACCCCGAGGTCAGAAGTCACAAAGTAACTTTCAATCGCCAACACCGAGGTCCCCTGCACAAGGTCTTTGCCTATCTCGTGTTCCCACAACGAGACCTGTTGCATGAGACTATCAACCGTGACTTCAAAATCTATACCTATGCCGTCAAGCGCGGCTGTTAGCGTTTCGCCAACCATGTAGCCCTGGCCGCGATCATTGATCGTTATGAGTGCCACCGAACCGTTAATCACCTCAATAGTGGCTGTAGCACCTGTACCTCCGCCACCAGTGAGCGTTTCGTAGGTGTAGGTTCCGTCGGTGTAACCTGAGCCCGCGTCAGTTATACTCACGGTGTTGATTGTGTCCGCAGCGTTGACGTCATAGCCCGCCTGAACGGGGAATCTGAAGACCTGCGAAAAATAACCCGCCGAACGTTGCGCTCCGATCGCCTCGCCCGTATCGTACCAGGTGTTATCGCGAATGTTGTAAATCACAGCGTCGGTACACTCGATGGCGTCACCCCGAGGGTAAAACCACCAAACCTCACCAAAACGCGGCACTTTAGTGGCCCAAACTTTCTGGCGCTGATTGTAGTTCAGATTGTCAAAGAAATAATTCTGGTTAAACGTGTTGGGGATCTCTTTTGTAACCCCGTTATACAGTAGGAATCGGTCGACACCCGTCCAGTAGTAAATTCCGTCATACTCAATCACCGCTGAGGAAGACAAAAACGACGACTGGCTCGTTATAATGTCATAACGCCAGTAGGTGGTGGCTGCGAAATTGCCCGTACCCGCAATACCTAAAGACTGAGGCGCGTAAGAAACTCTAACCAACGAGTCCAATGACCAGAAAAGACCGCTCGGCGAATTTGAGCCACCACGCACCGGCAACCCTTGCAGGATCTTTCCCGTGGCCGCGTTCACACGATTAGCATCAGCCGAAACCCAATCATCAATATCTCCGGCTGAGCAGTTCCAAATCAGGCCGTCGTTGCCGTAAACAAACACATATGGATGCAACGCTACAACACCGCCCGAAATTGAAACTTCGTTGTCAAACGTGAGCGAAGTGGTGCTCGATGCGGTGGCGTTTTGGCTCAAAGTTACCGTGGTTGTAACGACCGATACAACTGTGGTCCCGGCCGGTATACCGTAGCCTTTTACAACCTGACCAGCAGCAATTTTCAAATCAGCTGAGGCTAACGTGACCGTATTCGAGCCGCTCGTGACTGTGCACCCTGTGACCGCAAACAACCCCGCCGCCCAAAGCGTCGTGCCCGATAACGGTCCGCAGAGCAACCGAGTGTTGGTTTCGCTGTCGATGTCTTGGAGATCTTGCGACGGGTGGGCGAGCAGCAAGTTGGTCTGATAGCCCACGGTGTCGGTAAACGTGTCGAACTGCCAAGAGTTCAAATCTGACGCTACAAACGGCGAGTCTACGGTGTCCACCCTGAGCAGCAAACCCGTCCCACCACCGCCGCCCAGGTTCGCGTCCGCAGCGGTCAGGAAAGCATCTTTCACATATCTGACACCGCCGCCGGTGATGGTTACTGCGGTGATGACACCCGCCGTAACGGTCACGGTCGCAACCGCCGCCGTGCCCGAACCTGAGCCGGGTGTGTTGTACTCGAGCGGCACATTGGTGTATGTGGCGCTGGTGTACCCCGACCCACCATCAATTATAGCCACTGTCAAGACCGGACCACCAAAACTGTAATCCGTAACCCCTGAACCCACCCCGTTGTTGTTTACCGGTATGACCTGTAGCCCGTCGTTGTAACCGCTATAGACGTTGTTGTAAAGGCTTCTGACCACTACAAAAACACCCCGCGAAGGGCCGGCCAGGTCGTTTACAATTTCACGATACCCGCCCATCTTACGTGGTCGAGCGAGATCGCCGCCAAACTTTTGAAACCGTACCCAACGCCCGTCGGTGTAATACTCTTTATCGAAAACGGTGCCGTCCCGTTGGATACCGGGTCGCGTATCAAGAGAGAAAACTTTTGCGGTCACTAGAATGCGCCCCCTGCCACGCCGCCGGAAAACGTACCCGCGCCGGTGATGGTTAACCCGGTAGCGCTGAGATTAAGGCGTTGCGTGCCTAAGATCGATATGCCGAAGTTGCCCGCTCCGGGCCGGTATATACCGGTGTCGGTTTCAAGGCTAAAATAAAGCGAAGGGCTAGCCGCCGAACCGTTAATGATACCAAAAGACGTGCCACCGGCTTGCGTGGTGTTAGCGTTGAGAACGTTGGTACCGTCACAAAATAACGACGCCTGCCCGCTGGCGGGAACCACAGCTGTTCCGCCGCCGACTGCGCCAGTTTTTATGGTTAAAGTGAAACCACCCGCCGAACACTGGTTGCTGACGATGTAGAAATTAACGACTGGCGGAATGATGATATTGACGTTGTTGGTCAACACCCCATCAAAGATCATGATAGTGTTGGCCGCCTCAGAGGCGGTCAGGGTGTAGTCGCCGGCGGTTACGGTTTTGTTCAAGATGTTAAACGCAAACTGCGTGCTCACACCATAACCAACAGTCACAAACGCAGTTCCCGTCGAGACAATAAAAGCCGACTCATTAGGTTGAAATGCTTTTGTGAGCGCACCGTCAATTTGCTGCGAACCGGGAGCGTCGACCGTCAAAGTACCTGTGCCGTTGTTTTTAATAAGCATGAACCAGCTATCACCTACGGTCACGGCCGAAGGTAACGTCACGGTGGTCACACCGCCGCCCCAAACGTAAGTTTTAGCTCGATCGCTATCTACAAACACCTGCCCGGCTATGACTGCCGATACTGGGTGGCTCTGGTTCAAAGTCAAACCCGAAGCGAGCAGCCCGGCCCCGGCCAACGTCGCCGCATCGGCCGAAGACGTGCCAGCCCCGAATTCAAAGTTAGCCCAGGTTCCCGCAGCGGTGCTGTTGTTTGTGAGGTAAACGTATTTGGCTTCACCCGAAGCAATAGAAACGATCGTACTCGCCCCGCCGTAGGTTTTTACGGTGAACGTATTAGCGCCCGTGTTTTTAATGAGCGCGTCCTGACCCACTGAGACCTGTGTAGCGGGAGGCATACGCAGCTCGAGACCAGCGCTGGACGCCGTTACGTCCATGATCCGAGCGGCCGGGGTGTCGGTGCTGAGATTGCCGTTAATTGGCCAAACCAGTTGCAGGTTAGCAGCGAGCGTGATCGACTCGTAAGAAACGTCAGTCGGTTGTACCACGTCTCCCGTAAAAGGGCTTGTGTAGCTCATGATTAACTGTCCGCAGCAATGGCTTGGCGATCAGCGATACGTAGCTTATCTTCAGCCGTGAGAGTTTGCATGATGGTGTTGTACTGGGCCTGCCACACGGGGGTGCGTTCGTCATTTTTCAAAAACGGCATAGCCTGAAGCAACGCCCCGTAAAGCAGCGCCTGAGGCGCATACACCGTGAACCAATTGGTCTGATTTGAAGAATCGAGCGGCTGAATACGCTCATAGTACAAAACTTCAAAATCATAAGCCAAGGTGGGTGTAGGCGCAACAAACCAATGAGTGTAGTCGTAATCGCAGTAGAACTTTGGTACCCCGGTTTGAGTGGGATCCGGCCAATACTCGCGCAGGTATTCGTATTTGCGCAGCAAGACCGGTTGGCGTCTTCCGGCTACCGTAATGTTCATGCTGACGGTTTTGTGCCACCGAGCGGGTTTGTTAATGACCGGATTAGCGGCGGTCATTTGAGTGGTTTGCACCGTCAGATTGCCTAGAAATTTAATCTGACTCGCAATGACCTGCTCAGCGAGACCGATGAACGTCGGAATACGCTCGACGGTTGCCGTGTCGGTGCGCTCGAGATACTGCTGTATGTCGGTGACCAAATTGTCATAAGTCATAGCGTAAGCGGCGGTCACGACGGTCACCAGCCTTTCTTAGCTTTCGCTCCGGCCATATTAGCCACAAGCGAAGGGTATTTGGTGCCCGAGCGCTTGGCAAAGGCTTTAGCGGCGCGTTTTTGATTAGGGCTCAAAGACTTGGGTTTTCCGAGTGATTTGGGCCGTGGTTTTTCCCATACCTCTTTCATAACTTCCTCACCCCATTAGGTTGCATTCAGCCTGACGCCTAAGCACCAAACCGCGTAACACTTTTCCACCCCCGCGCACCCAGAGCATGAGCTGCTCTTTTGCACCGTCCCAGTCTTGAGCGTTTATTTTACGCCTCAAAGTCGAGGTTTGTAAGCGCCCCACCCCTAGATTATAGCAGAAATCTACGACGGCGTTTAACTTTCCCCAATCTTTATTTTGAATCGCCAAGGCCAGCAGTATCGGGCAGGCCCGAACCGCCCCCGGTGCGTAGGTGTGGACTAATTCATGCATGAGCAGCTGCTCGGCGTATTCGCGGGTAATCGGGGGGTCGTCTTTTGTGACCCGATCACCGCTCTGGTAGTAAGTCGACCCGTAGCCAATCGTCCACACCCCCGCAGGGCATAGGTAAGGTTTAGCTGAAAAGCCTTCAAACCTTCGGCACAGTTCAGCGGCAAGGTCCAGTTTCACGCTAACCCTCTAGCCTTCAAGGTACGGTCAAGGAACCAGTAGTTAAATGTGCCTGCTACGAGCGCGGCAAAGTCGGGTGACATGATCATCTTGAAGACTTCCTGCACTGGCAAGCCTTCACGCGAGGCGATGATTGCAAACCAGATATGCGAAGCTGACCAGATAGCCAGAATCCAGTAGGTGACTACCGGCCTGACTGAAGCCGAGAGCGATGCCACCCAGCCACCGGCAGCTTTAGCCATCTCGGTCTGTGAATTGATAGCGGCCTCAAATGCTGCCATAACGCCCGTATCAATAGCCTTGTCGCGCTCGGCACCAATCTCAGCCAACTTCATTTCACCGCGAATTTGCTCTAACTCGCACTGGCGGTTGAACATCGAAAGCTCATGCTGCCGCTCGTTTTTGCGGTCAAGAAACTTCAAGACCTCCGGCGCAAGTCGAAACAAGCCACCGAAGATCGTGCCGAAAAGACCGCCGCCAATGATGTCCAGCATTACCTTTTCCCCAGCTTTTCACGCTCTTCAAGCAGTCTGACTTTGACCTGAAGTTCGTTGATGTGTTGCATGAGTTGCTCTTTCTGCAAAGCACGTTTCTCGGCACTGATGGGCGAGTCAGTCGGCACACCTTCTTTGGTGATTAAAGCTGGCATTGAGCCTTCAATCTTGGTCAAACGTGTTGAAAAGTCAGCAACCTGCCCAAGCAGCCACGCAAGCGAAGCCACAATGACCGGGATAACCGCCTTGAGGACGTCACTCCAATTCATATGCCAAGCAGCTTCTTAACGAACATGGCCGCGACTCCAGGCCCAAGCAGGACGGCAGCAATCGTGATGTACAGCAACCACTCAATGTGGCGCATACGTCGGCTGCCGTCACCGAGGCGTTTCTCGATATTTTCGTAGCGTTGGGCGCAAATCGCCTCATGTACCGAGAGGCGCTTATCAAGATCTTCGCTCATGATTCTGCTTTGACCTCTTGTGGCGCGGGAACCGGCAACTGAGGAACGGTCTGCTCACGGATCTTTTCAATCAACGGACTAACTTGCACAAATGGCAGATTACCCAACGCGGTCAGGCAGGCATTAACTTCATCCAGCGTAAGCTCTAATTTGATCTGTACAGGGTTCATGCTTGGCTCCAAGGAAGCGGTGTGTTTTGCGGGGAAACGGGAGGCGAAATCAAGCTGTCGATCTGGCCCTGCACACAGGCTTGTGCGCTGTCGATCTGGTTCTGAGGAATCCAGCCAAGCACAATCTCTGGCGTGAGGCTTGCATAGGGTATGAATGGTCCTTGCTGGTCAGCAGAGTTGAACTGCGTATTGCCGCCGATGGATGCGGTGTACTGACCGTCCACGCCAGTAACAGTCCAGAGTACGTTGACCACGAAGCCCGGATCGGGCGTGTCGAGGGTGTACATCGCGTTGATGGTGGTTGAAAAATTTGTTGCCATGATTAGGCTCCTTTGAGGATTGAAATTTCAGCTTGCAGTGCTTGCACTTGGGTTGAGAGTTCTTGGACTGCTTTGACAAGCACAGGGACTAATGATTCGCCCTGATACTTAAGTTTCTCAGGTACTTCAGTATCAATGATGACAGGGTCATCACCTTCAAGCGCAAGAATATCTTGGGCTAAAAAGCCATAACGCTTATTGCCGTTTGGCGTGTCATCTTCTCTTGAGGTTTTGAACTGGAATGACACAGGATTAAGTTGATTGATAAATCCTAAACCATGCGGTACAGCAGCAATGTTTGTCTTGTCTCTTGCGTCTGAAGTGACGGTCCATGCAACTTGAACGTAGGCATTTGTTGTTTGAGTAGAACCAACAACTAAACGATTATTTTCTGTTGTTACGTCAAATGGTGGATTGTAATTTCCCGCATTTCCAAAAACAGCAAACGTCGCATTTCCAGAACCAGTTGTAAGATTTCGCATAGCGCCATAACCAACAGCAGTGTTACATATGCCGGTTGTGCAAGCCCCAAGAGCGTCTTTTCCAAATGCCGCATTTTCAGTTCCTGTCGTATTCGCGTCCAACGCTGCATAACCAACAGCAGTATTATTTGCGCCGGTGGTGTTGGCGTAGAGGGCTGCGTAACCAACAGCGGTGTTGTCTGCCCCAGTCGTATTACTGTACCCCGCCTGATACCCCACAGCAGTGTTGTTAGAGGCGGTGGTGTTGGAGCCAAGAGCGCCTGAACCGACGGCCGTGTTAGATGCGCCAGAAGTCAATACAGTTAAGGCAGCATGACCGTAAGCAGTATTGTCATTTGATGTAATTGATACTGCGCCATTGTTGAAACCAAGGGTTGAAACACCCGTGCCTGTATTTCTAGTTCCAGTTGTGATGTATTGACCTGAATTAGCACCCACCAGGGTGTTCTGACCGCTCGTGTTTGAAAAACCGGCTTGGTAGCCAAGCGCAGTTGTAAAGCCACCAGTGTTAGTTCCCGCCAAAGCACTCGCACCCACCGCAGTGTTGGTGGACACGGCCCCTGCGCCACGGCCTACGGTGATGCCGTAAACGGTCAGGTCAGTGCCGGAGTAGAGCAGGTTAGCTGAGTCAGTGAGCAAACCAGAGGTGGTTGCATAGGTCACACGACCCGAAGTCAGGGCGCTGTCTTTGATCGACGATGCGGTGAGGAACGAGCCATCCCAAGTTAAGCCAGAAGATGCGCCGAAAACGCCGTTGTTGTTGAACTGGACTTGAGTATTTGACCCAGCAACAACACCCGTACCGCCGGTGCCCGCGATGACCCTTACGACACCGCCGTTGTCCTTGTAGTACAACTTGCCGTCTGTAATGTTGATAGCAAGTTCGCCGTTTGCAAGATTGACCGCGCTTGGCGTCGCTGCCGCTGTCGTAGAGTAATAAAGCGATATAGGCGTGTAACCAGTTTGTGCCATGATTGATCCTTAAAAAGTACCGCCTTCAACAATCGCCCATTCCGGCGCGGATGTTCCGGCTCTCAGCATATAACCCTGCGTGCCGAGCGCTAACTTTGAAAGCGTCGTTGTGGCCGATGCGTATAACAAGTCACCTGCCGTGTACGAAGCCAAATTGGTACCGCCCTGCGCTACGGCCAAGGTTCCCGATGTGACCTGGGATGCCGCAATCGCAATCGACGTATCCGTGGCGCTTGTAATTTGCCCCTGAGCATTTACCGCAATCACGGGAACAATCGAGGCCGACCCGTAAGTCGCTGCGGATACGCCCGTATTCGATATCGCAATCGTGACCGGGGTCGAGCCGTTGTAGCTTGTACCACTCAACCCCGTGCCGATGGTGAGCGCATTGCTCGCCGTAGCCGTGACCGTAACCGAGCCACCAAGACTGACTGACGAACCGTTGATCGTGATTGATGAATTAGTCAGCGAAGCATTAGCAATATTGCTTAATGTGTTGTTTGAGCCGCTAATTGTTTTGTTGGTCAGCGTTTCCGACCCCGCCAGGGTCGCTAGGGTTCCCGTCGTGGGCAGGGTGACGTTGGTTGCGCCGGTTTGCGTGAGCGTCAAATCATGCGCACCGGAAAGCGTAAGCGATCCACCTAGTGTGATGGTTTTGCCTGTGTTCGCAACGCCTGTGCCGCCGTTTGCGCCGATCAAGATGCCGTTTAATGTAATAGCGCCTGTTGTTGCGGTTCCTGGCGTTAATCCGGTTGTGCCGGCTGAAAATGATGTTACGCCGCCCGTCAGCGAGAAGTCTCGCCATGCGCTATTAGCGTAACCCTCAAAGGTCTGTGATGTGGTGTTGTATCTGATGACGCCGTTCGTTGGCGATCCTGATCTTTGACCCGTAGTTCCTGTAGGAACGACCACTCCTTGTGTGCCCGGTAACACGGCGTTATCGGCCAAACCAACGGTTGGATTCGCGCTATCTCCCGTGCCGTTGGCCACATCGATTTCATTGGCTGTTCCCTGCAAAGTCACAACCCCGACGCTATTACCAGAGGTTCGGGTTAGCAGGCCCACACCTGACGATTGCGCAAGGTAAAGCGGCATACCCGTTAAAGACACCGTTGGATTACCTGCAATACCGTCACCGTCAGCAATGCTTAAACCTGCCGTTCCGGCTTGAATAGAGCGGCCTGTGAGCGTTGTTGCGCCGGTCTTGACCTGAATGCCCGTGCCTGATACTACGAGGCTTGCAGGCGCTCCTGACAAGGCCATAGCCAAGGTTGAACCCGCGCCGTTGTCGGTTAGCGTTATACCGCTGCCTGTAACCGTTAACTGGCGTGAGCTTGTTAAACCCGCTTCGCTCGTGGCGGTCAAAAAGCTATAACCCGTGAGCGCTGGTGTTGCAGCTATATTTGCCACGGTTGTCTTGACTGTGCCGCCGCCTTGCACAATCGGCACAAGCTCCGTGCCCGTCAAGGCTGCGGCTGTGGGCAACTGCGTGATAGTCTGATTAGCCATTATGGTGAAATCGCTATTCCGTCAAGGTTCCCATTGTTCTCGGGCGTCTGGGTATTGCCTTCGGTCGAAAGTATAACGCTTTGTGCGTTGTTTGTAACAATGTTGTTCTGAATGGCCGCAACCGAAACGTCCGGACGCGGGAACCGCAAATTAATGCGCTCGGTTTGCCGGGCGGGCAGCCGATACGGGTCTTTTTGATCCGCGCAGCCCTCGTTACACACCCGCAGGCCGGTGAAGTTCGGATCATTCATCAACACCGAATACGGACGCTTCATCCGGCAGCGGTCGCATATAGCAATCGCTAACGATGAGTAGCCGGTGGTGTCAAGAAATATAGGCATTTTACGCGGTCCTCCCTTGAGCCGCTAGCGTGGCGCGACGAGAGGCGACGCGTTTTGCAATTTGCTCGGGAGTTTGCTTGCGGCCTTTACCAGCTTTGCCTCCAGCGGCACATGCCTCAACTGATGGAGGCTTAGAGTTTCTCGCATATGGGCGAGAAACACCCTTGGTTTTTTCAGACTTTTTAGCCTGCGCCTCAGCGCTCCAAGCCAAGTGCCGATGCGCATGCAACACTTCCAAAGACTTACCCGTGGCTTTTCTGCCAATCAGCGCCTTGCGCATTTTCTCTACGGCGTCAGGCGATTTTTTCTTTCCCTTAGCTGCGGCAGACATCTTTGCCTTAGTCTCATCAGACTTGGGCTTTTTCATATAAGGCTTAGAAATACCTTTGCGGTTTGGAATTAGTTCATCTTTTAAGCCATTAAGAATGCGGTTGTATGCCCAACCATCAGCAGGATTTCCATATATTTTAAATAGCACCAAATGTGTGATTGCATGGTCTATAGGGTGCAGCAACACAAGATTTTCAGGCGCGTTTGAACCTCCCTTATACCGAGGGATGATGTGATGTTTATGAAAACCAGATAAAAGTGACATGATCAACTTGTATACGGAACCAAATTTACCGCGAAGTAGATAGGACTGCGGTCGCGCTCTTCTTGTTCGGCCTGATTTAGGTACTTTTCGGCCTGGTTTTCCAAATACTGCACGCGGTCTAACGGCACATTGGGCAGTTCCAAGGCTAACTGATGGCTTAGCATTGCTAGCGTTGCCATGTACCACCGCTGCGGGATTTGTAGCTCGTCTGTAAGCTCACCCACGTCCATGATTTGCTTTGAATACCAAACGGTCATCTGCACAAACGGATCTGATGGCGTTGGCCAGAGGTAAATTTCCGGTTGAGGGATTGTCCTGTTGAACCAAAATTGATACGGCTGGTTGGCTGTGAAGTTTTTATTCGGCAGGTTGGTATAATCATCACGATTTAGGCGTGACATGGTGATTTCGCGAGCGTTATTGCCTATAAACCACTCTCTTAATGCCAACGTCGTGCCGCCAGAGGCTCTGATTCGGTAATATTGAACCGTTTGGCCAGGGTCAATGTCATACCAAAGCCATTCATTGTCTGTAACCGCTACGGTTCCGACGTTTTCTAGCGTGTTCCAAGTGCTTCCGTCGGTGGAATACTCAAGCGTAAAAGTCCAAGTGGCGCTGCCACCACCTGACACATAAGGCAGCACACCAATAGAACCTGCATAAACAGGATTGTCAGTGCCAAAATTGACTGAAATGCTACCATTAGCACTCGTTTGCTGGCAGAACGTATCGACATCGTTGTCCGCAACATTTGCTACCGTGCCACCCGCTGAAGTGCTATAACTACCCGTTGGGCGGTTCATGGTCCGATACAGCGCATTCAGGACATCATTAGCACCTACGGGCAGCGAGTAGATGTATTTGTCTGCGGTTAACCCAATGACTTCCTTTTTAATCGCCCAATATTGAATGCCAATATTGATCAAGTTTGTCATGACGAAGCCCAAAGCCTCGCGGGCGGTAATAAGCTGCTCGCTAGTAAGCTCTTCCGCTAACTTGCCGCAGCGTCGTGCTGCGTGATCTATCAGAACCTGTACTGGGTAAACCTGACCATAAGTGTCTGAGTATGCCATCGATCACCACCCTGGGCAGTTCCAGCGTTTCATAGAGGCGCGGGCACGCGACCCGCGGTCTGATTTACGCGCCACTGGGCCCATACGGGCGCAAAATGAGTCGCGCCGGGGGCCACCTTCGGGCTGAGGCGCTTTTAAGTTTGATCCGGTGGCGCGGTTGTATTTCGCTCGACCCTTGGCGGTAAGACCCGCGCCTTGAGACGCCGGAAGTTTCTCGCCACGACCGATCGCAAGACTCGGGCCGCCCTCTTTAAGCCGCTCAGGAAGTTTCGCATACGCTTTACCCTTCACGTTAGACTCGGTATACTCGGCGGCGGTATCAGGCCGAATGCCGACCTTTTTGGCGAACTTAGGGTTGTGCTCCGCCGCTTTCATAAGCCGAAACTGCGCCTTAGTTTTGGCGGGCATATCAAGCCACCTGCATCATCGTAGCGATGACCGATGGGATCGCCGGATAAGCGGGCGAAACACTCGCGGGCAGGTGCTCCATTGTGAGCGTTGCAACCGTGGGTAGCCAAACAATTTGAACATACTGACCGGCATTGAGGTCAAGAAAAATGTTCCAGGCCGTTACGCCGTACCCGAAAATACTTGCGCTTTTTCTGGCGGGGATCGTGGTCTGAGTGGCCGAGTTTGCAAGGTCTACGCCATCAACGCGGAACCAAATGGTTACGTCTTCCTGAGTGTTCTCGACGTTCTTAAACTGTGAACTGAACTGCAAGTTATAAATACCGTCAGCAGGAACCGTAATACGGCTGTTGCTCACTACGGTAACGCCGTCGGCCACGTCGGTTGTATTGAACGTCATGGCCGTGCCGGCAGTGATGCTTCCGGTCTGATCTAGCGTGCTGCTAAACCCCCCGTAGTTGCTCCCGAACGCCCGCAGCGTTGAGATTGTCGACCTGACATTTGCCCCGCTCTGAACCAAAGGCACAAGCTCCGCGCCCGTGAGGGTGGCGGCTGCGGGCATTGCTGAGATCTTTTGATCAGCCATTACGAGGCCTCCAAGACAATTTTGCTGTCATCTTCCTGAAGAACATACCCAGGGCTTGTTTCGTCAAGAATGTAAAAAGTGGTTACTGGGGTGGCTCCGTAAACATCAACCACACCATTATCGCCCACATCAAGGCCGTAGTCAGTTCCGCCAATGACATTTTGAGCCCCAACATCAAGAGCAAACCCATCAGAGGTGTTGGCTTGATTGGCTACGCTTGAGTAACCAACTTTACCCACGTCAGATTCCGGCCTGAACTAGGTTGAGCGTTGCGGTGCCTGAGCCCGAATTGACGAGCAGCTTGATCGCAGTCACCGGAAAAGCGTAATTACCGTCAGCGTTGGCGGCTTGACTTGCAACGGTCGGATGACTAAACCAAGTCGAAATAGTGCCCGCCGGGTCATCAAACGAGTGCTGAACGGTGTAGTTGACCGTTCCGCTCACCACTACCCCAAAACCCACGTTAAACGGCGTAATCTCCGTATTCGTGATGATTGAGCTGCTTGAGCCGGTGCCGGTTTTTGATACAGATACAACCTTCATGGCATGACCTTCAAAGTGAAGCAGGGGCCGTTAAGCCCCCGCTCGGTTTAGCACGCGCCGCCGTAGGCCTTTTTCTCAACCCCGCCACCTTTTTTGAAGGTACCGGACTGCAGGTTGTTTTTGACCGGGTTCGACACGAAATGCTTGGGCATGGCTACGGCGCGTCCGCTATCGACTAGACCCCCCGTAGCATAGTGCTTTTTTATTGCACCGCCTTTCTTACCGCCACCTGGGGAACCATCGCGTCCAACGGTGTTAAAGTAGCCAAGATCAACATCGCTGTCTTTCTTAGCTTCACCGCCTTTCTTGTAGCCGCCGGCGTTGCCCTTCTTCACTTCACCAGTGGTGGTGCCGGTGGGGCCAGGTTTTGACGTCGAGACATTGTCCATGACGCCTCCGCCTTTGGCGTACTTGGCGCTTCCGCCCTTCAGGTAGCCGCCGGGTTTGCCCATTGCCACGTCGCCAGTCTTCTTCGGAGTGTGATGCTCGCCCGAAGCAGTGTCAACTTTGGTTTTGACATACTCTTTGGCTCCTTTCTCGGTGGTCGCCGCACCATTAAAAACACCAGCTTTGAACCCGCCTTGGCCCATCACTACGCCGCCGGTTTTCAAGCCCTTATGGGCCTTAGACGCGGGCAGGGAGGCATGCTTTTTGAGCTTAGCCTCGGTGCCCGCCATCTTACTCATCTCGGCTTTGTGCTCGGCCTTGGTTTCGCCGCCTTCTTTCATCATGGGGCGAGCCATCATGGCTTTCCGACGCATAGCCATAGAGGGCCGCGCCGGCGAAGCCACCGGGTTCATACCGCCACGGGCTCCGGGAGTCGCCGCAAGACCCCTCATCACCCCACCGTCCATCATTTTGGGGGCTTTGACGGAACCGCCTTTTTTGAGCTTCAAAACTACCGAAGGCTCAGTGGTCATCATTTTGACCATTGGTTTGAATTGGCCCATGATACGCCCCCTTTAGCCTTTCTGAGCGTATACCACTGTGAAGCGGTAAATGCCCTGGGTGGTGCTGATGGTGCCGTTCGGGTCAACCGTAAGGTAAACGCCGGTATTCGAACCAACGTCAGCCATCGCAGCCAACTGAGCAGCCGTGAACGTGAGCGCCGCGCGACCCCCACCAATGACGTCCGTCGCCGAAAGGTACTGAGTACCCGCTGCGGCGGTGCCGACGGTTGCGTTAATGGCGGTTGCGGTGCCCCCGCCCACGACTTCGTTCTGCGTCTGATCAATGAAGATATTGATAATCTGCGAACCCGAAGGAATGGTAACGCTAGTGCTTGAGGCGGTGCCGTCGGCGTTAGTGGTTACGGTGCTGGTTTGCATCAGCACCACAAAACCACCATCAGTGGTGTCGGTCAGAGTGCCCGAACCGGCGCGTAACGCGGAACCAAAATAGGTCTGTGCCATATCGTCTTTCTCCTAATGAAGGAGCAGGGGCCGAAGCCCCCGCTGTTTAGACGCCAGGCGTACCGTACATGGCCCGTGGATCGGTGAAGCCCACGTCATAACGCTCGGTGGCTTTGTACCGCATGGTGTCGGTTTCAAAGTCACCTTCCATCGTCTTCTCGAGACGACGGCGCATCATGAGCTTCATGCCCTCGGGCGCGTCGGTCTGCACCCACCATGCGGTTGAGCTCGTCAAACGCGACAACACCGCTGCGCCCTCGTCAAGCAGACCGATGGACTTTACGGGGTTGATGTCGTTGTTGGCGTTGCCCGCACGCAGGACGCTCTTCAGCAGCACTTCGGCTTGGAAGATGTTGCCTGGGGCGACGACGAGCTGCCGTGGCACGAGGCGAATCTTCTTACCGTTGTTGTCAACGGCTTGGCGGATCTGGATAAGCATCTGCTCAAGCGAAGTTTGGCTGAGAACCGCAGCGTTGGTCAGCAGGTTGCTGAACGTGCCGTTCACGATGGGGTGCGAGGCGCTGTTCAACGCCACGCCGTCACCGCCCGCGTACTGACCGCCCGTGAAGGCATTGTTCAGCACGTTGGCGCAGAGGGTCTCTTTGGTCTCGACCAAGGACTGCGCCAGGTGACGAGCGTACACCGAACCGATGCGGATGTGGTCGCCGTCTTCGACGAGAACTTTCGTCAAAGCGAAGGCCAAACCGTACACCGAGTAGACGTAACGCTTCAGGAACAGCACACCGCCCTGCTGATAGGTGACGGGGCTACCGTCCGGGAGGAGCGGAGCCAAGCCGAAACCGTACAGAACGGGTTCCTCATGGTAGTTACGGGGAATGCCTTCTTGCTCGCGGAAAACCCGCGACCATTCATCAGCACGTTGATCATAGACTCCGTCGAAACACTCGTTGAGAATAGGCTCAACAATCGACCGAAAGTCGGTACTGCGCATTGGGGCTGCCATTTGTCAAGCCCTCCTTTAAGCTACGGTTACGGGGTAAGCAGTTGCCGCACCCTCGTAGATACCAGCGTACTGGAACTCGGCGATCTGAACACGAACGATCGTGTACGTGTCGCCCCATGCGTTGCCTGGGTAAGGCGCCAAGTCAATGACGCGGAGCGTCTTGGTGGCGTTGGCGGAGGCCGCCGTAGTACCCAGCGTGGCCTGAGACAGCCCCACCAACGTCGGGTCACCCGTGGTTGGGTTGTACGGGTTGGTGATGTCGTACTCTTGACCGATGGCGGTTTGAGCAACTGAGCCTTCAGCCTGGATCTCGTAGACCACTTGGGGGTCGGTCCAGATGTAGGCAATTAGCGAGCCGGTTTGATACGAAGTGCCCGAGGGCCAGCAGTTCGAAACACGGCGACGGCCAGTGGTGTCAGTCCACTCGACGCCATCAAACACGCCGTAGATGGGGTCTCCACTCGCGGCACGAACGATATACCCAGTCGTTGGGTCGAGCTTGACGGCCTGACCCTTCAAAATGTTCTGAGCATACCCCGATTGAATTACATTGGCTAGCCCCTGCGCACGATCAAGCCCCGAAGGGTGATACGCAGGCCGCAAACCAAAGGGTGCTAAGGTTGCAGACATGATTGTGTAAACTCCAATTTAACCCTCGAAGACCGGGGGTCGGTTAACGGATTGTTTCGCCACATTACCGAAGCCTTCGCCTTCCGTTTTCAGGAGTTTGTGTCCTGAGCTGTCAGCGCCCTGCTGGAGTTCGGCCATACGTTCCATGATTGCATTGGTTGCTTCCATTGGTTTTTGATAATGGAAATGCGTCATGACCCGCTGGTAGAGTTCAGCCGGTAGCTTGAACAGCAACATCTCGTTGCACGAAATGTGACCCACATGCTCGCCCGCTTTTACGCGATAGTTCTCAAACCCAGGTAACTCATCGGCGGTAACCGGAACGTACCCCAGTCGGATTCGCTTGTCAATCGTGTCGTAGCTATTAGTGGTGGAAAGCCAGCAGAGGTGCCAACCGGGAATGTCGGGCACTTTCGGCAGGGCGGTTTGCGTCCACTCGTCACTCCACATCTTGTCGATGTCCTGTGAGGCGGCGAACATAGTCTCCGGCGGCAGTCGATCGAGGTCCTCGCTTGCGCGACTTTCGCGACCACCGGCGGTGAGAGATTTCTTTAGTCTTGAGTCCATAATGGTGCTCTCTTAGGTACGGGTTGAGTTACGGCGGGCTTCGGCTGCGTAGCGCTTGATCATGCTGGAGCGCTTGGCAGGGTCATCCCAGAAGCCGGCGTCTTTCATAGCGCGAACCTGCTCGGGGCTCAGTGTAAACGAGCCACGGGTGTTGCCGCTGTTTGAAGACTCTCGACCAGTACCGGTTTGCATGTTACGGGGCTTTTGACGTTGATTCCCCGCATTATAGCCTGAATCATACCGATGAGGCAAGTACTTTTTTGCCCGGTCGTCGAGCTCCTCCCAGTACTCCTCGGAAGCCGGGTTCCAACCCCCCTCGGCCGTTAGCTCCTCGTCGATCTGTTTGATGATGCGGGAGTCGGTGTCGCGGTGTTGCGGGTCGTACCAATCATTGCGGTTGATCCACGCGGCGGCCATCTTCTGCACCCTCGGATCGGGCAGGTTGGCGGCCTGCTTGGGGTTGGTGCTCGCCTTTTTGAGGTTTTTCAACGCTTCAAGCTGCTGCCTCGACTCGTACCAGAGCTCCTGCGCCTGCGCCAGGGCGTCGCCGTCCTGAGCGCGAGTGGCCTCGGCGATTTTGCGCTTGGCGTACTCGAGTCGCAGTTCTTGATCCTCAACGGCGCGGTCAAGTTTAGCGAGTTCACCGGCGTGCGTCTTGCGCTCCACCACCGACAACCGCTCCATCAGCTCTTGATTCTGCCGCTGGAGCAGCTGCAGGCGCTGATCTTTCTCGGCGCTGGTTTTGCGGGCTAGTTCGCGCTTGGCGCGGCGGCGCTCGCGCTTGGCGTTGCGGAGGGCTTCGGTGTCGTCGTCGGAGTCGGCGTCCGCCGGGTCGTCAGCTGAGTTGGCGTCGGCTTTTGACTCGGGTGCGTCGTCGTTGTCATCATCGTCGCCGGCAACCGGGGCCAGGTCTTGAGGCAGGTCCACGGTGGCTGAGCCATCGGCCTGCTCCTTGATTTGGATTTTCTCTTCGGTTTCCGTACTCATAGGAATGCCTTAGTCTCGAGCGGGTTGGCGGTGATTCGGGCAATGACCTCGTGATCATTGACGATCATGAAAAGGGCGGGGTCTTCCATGTGATCTTCGCCGGGTACTCGGACCTCCCAACGGTCGCCACCCCACTTGGGGACGCGAATAAAATCACCCACCGCGCACCACGACCCCTCAGGCCAGGGGTTCATCGAGTCGCGATGACGGAAAGCGAGCGGCCCAATCGAGATGACTTTGGCGACCTGTGTGTTCCACTTTTCGGTCTCTTTGGTTTCCTCAACAAGTACGATTCCTGCTTTGGTGGTCTTTTTGCGGCTGCGGCGAATTTGCACCAACACCCGACCACCTAACGGCTGCGCACCAGGATCTACGCTCGGAAAAGCCCAAGCCATCTCAGCGTCTTGCGACGCTACTGGTTCAGTCATGTTCATCTTCATCCTCTAAAAAGTTATCAATAATTTCAAGGGCTTTCTGCAGCCCGTTGTGTTCGCCGACCATGCGCTGATACGCCTCCCATGTCGCGGCGTTTCCGACCGCTAAAGAATGGCTTATTTCAGCCTGACGTGTCTTGAATGCGCCAATCAGCTGCGTTACGGTTAGGGTCATAAAGGTTTACTTTTTGGGCTTGACAGCGGCCCCGGCCAGGGCACCTCCTTTGCTGCTGGGGGCGGCGGGGGCTTTTCCGCCTTTGGACTGCAGGCTCGTGCCGTCGAGCGCCGCACCCATGGCGATGCGCTTGTGGTAGGGGACGGCTTCGAGGTCTTTGATGCTGTTGTTACTGGATGGTTGGGCCACGATCAACTCCTAGGTTACGTTGGGCTTCGTTTTGAAGCCGAATGGCAGTCTCGAACTGCTCGGTGCGCAGCTTGTCGTCTTGTTGGGTCAAGCGTGCGGTTTCTATGCGCTCGCGGGTCAGGTTGTCCGCAGCATTCAACGCCACGTCCAACTGGTCGCGAGTGGCGGCGCGTTCCTGCTCGGCGGTCAGGCGGGCCACGTCGAGCTGCCCCCGCTGTTGCATGTCCGCCCCTTTGAGCTGCATCTCCGCCTGATCGCGCTGGGCGCGACGCTGAGTTTCGGCCAGCGACGTTTCCCGCAGCACCTGCGCCTCGGGCGGCAACTGGGGTTGCGGGGTGAGCTTTTTCATCGCCTCGAGCAGCTGTTGAACCAGCGGCAGCACCTGCCCGAAGGCTTTTTCGGAGTCCAACTTGACGTGCTGCGACACGAGGGCGTAGGTTTTGTCGATTTGAGCGGTGAGCGCTTTGTCTTCGTACTCTTTCTCGGTCACGGGCTCGCCGCGCAGCTTAGTCACGTAGCCTTGAGAGCGGTTCAAGTACCAGAGGATCATATGCTGCTTGATGTGCTCAAGCACGCGAGGCAGGAAAATGCTCGCCATGATTGGGTTGCCCCCGAAAACGGGGTTCAACGCAAAGTCCAAGTGCGCCTGAATATGCGCCAAGTGATCTTGATGCATATAGGCGTAGCCGTTCTGCCCCAGCGACATGGCGACGTTCTCATCCACGGCGGAAAGCTCGTTGGGCGAGGGTGTATTCTTGAGCAACTCGTTGTAGGCGGGGATTTTCAGCTGTTTCAGCAGGCGCTCTTCAACGGCGCGGGCGTCATACAGGTCGGGGCGCTGGTCGGCACGCGCAAGAACCGCTTGAATTTGCGCCATGCGCTGGGTTTCGCTGAAAATGTGCGGGTCAGAGACCGGCACCACGTCCGTATTGCGTTGAAAGTCCGCCTCTTCAATCTCGAGGTCCGCTACGACCTCGCCTTTACGCATGTCGCTCAGGTACCAGCGGTTCAATCGCCCCAAGACCTTCAAAAGTCGGCCCTGCGCGTCGTGCAACCGGGCGTGAATGGCGCTGAAAACCGCTGCGCCCTGCTCGATGAGCGCCTGCGTAGTGCCGACGGGGGTTTGAGCGCTAACGTCGGCGATTTTCTCCTCCGCCGTCGTCACGACACCTTTTGTGGCCTTGTCAAGCCAGCCGAGCAGCTCAAAAAGCACCTGCGAAGGCGGGTTGAAAGGCATCGGCATGGCGATCTTTTTAATGTCATCAACGCCGGGCGCGGCCTCAATTTCAACAACCTGCGTAATGTCGACCTGTTGGCTCTGACCGCTGACCTTTGCGCCCTTCAACTTGAGCATGGCGGGGGCGTTGTTGATGTGCGCCGAGTCGAGCAGGGCTCTCAACGTACCCGTGAGGGCCGCGCTCAGGCCTCCGATGAGGTGCGGCAGGCCGATTGCGTATGCCCCGCGCCATGGAATGAATT